CGTCTTTAATCGTTAATTCGATTGTTTGTAGTTCTTTTTTCATATTTATATAACTTAAAATCCTTTATAGTGTTGCATTTCTTAATCTATTACGGTCTAATGATTGTTGTGTTGACATTTCACCACTCACAACATACGCCTGTATAGGAGCTTGTTTTAATTGGGCTAATTGATTTGTGCCGTTATTCCCTACAATATTGAAATTGGGAGTTATAACGTTGCCACCGCCACCTTCACCACCGCCACCACTTGCGGAAGTTCCACCACCACCACCACCACTTGTGCCACCGCTATCAAATTTTGTAGCTATAATTTTCTTAATGTTTAATAATCCTGCAGTCAATACCGCTGCACCCGCTAAACCTTTAATTATTGGACCACCTGGAGTACTTGCTATAGTAGACGAAACAGCTTTGTAAGTATCAATTGTAGCACTTGCAATATTTGCAGCTTTTTGAATATCGAACGCTCTTTTTTGTTGTTTCTTAGATTTACCCGCAAATAATTCAGCTAAGTTTCCAATAGTTGTAAGTGTATCTTGAACTGCTTTTAATCTTTGATCTTGTAATTGCTTATTTATTTCTAACTGTTTCCTTGCATCTTCTTTTAATTTTTCTAATCCATCAGCTCGCATTTTTTCATCCGCTGCTGCTTGTTCTTCTTTTTGTTTTAGTCTTGCAGCGTCACTTTCAGCTAAAGCTTCATTTAAAGCATTTGCATTGTCAATTAAATCTTGTTTATGTTTTTCAGCAGCTTCCTTTTCCTTTTCGTCATTTGCTTTTTTATCTTCTTTTTGTGTTTTTAATTTATCTTTATTACTAGTTACTTCTTGCTTATCTAGATCTTTAATTTGCAATAAATATCCTGCTCTATTATTTTTTAATTTATCGAGATTATCTCGCATTTCTTTCTCAACTGCAAGACCTTCGTCTTTAACTTTTTTAGGGTCGAAAATTAGATTCGCACTCCACTCTTTTAAATCTTCTCCTAATGTCCACTTCTTACCTAAAAAAGAACCTATTTTATCAACTGTACCTAAGACTAACAGTAATGGTTTTGAAACAAAATCTATTGCTGTTTTTAATATTTCTTTATTTTTTTGCTCGGCTATTATTTGAGCTTTTCGTGTTTGGATTGAATTTTCTAACTCAATTTCAGACTTTTTAATTACTTCATCTGTTTGTGCTATTTTTAGCCTTAAAATATCACGCTCCGATTTACCTTGTAATTTTAATATGTTGTTTTGAGAATCTAATTTATCAAGTTTTTCTTGTTGTAAAAGAGTATCGTTGTGAACTTGTATTGTTAATTTTTTTTGTTCTTCACTAACACCACTAACTGCTGCTTTAATATCATCCCAATAAGTATAAATAGCACCTAAAGCCACAACTAATAAACCAATACCTGTTGCACCTATAGCTGTTTTTATACCTTTAAATGCATCTAACGCAACAGCCTTTAATTGTTTAAATGAATCCCTAGCTTCTCCCAATCCTTGAAGACCTTGAGCTAATGCCATAGCACTTTGTACCTTCAATAGTTGTTCTTCAATTGCTTTAGACTCAACACCAACAAGACCCATTGCACCCTGATAAGCTGAGAAACCACTAGCTACACCACTTAAAGAACTGCTTAATGCATTGAATTTAGCATCAGGATTGAACGCATCTGTTAATGATTTTGCATCACCTATAGCATCTTTTAATTCAGCTGCTTTTCTTGCTGCTAAAATTGCTGCATCAGAAGTAGCTCCAAACTTTTCGGATAATGTTTCAACTTCTTTTTGAGCTGTTTTTAATTGGCTTTTTAAAGAACCTAAATTTGTCTCAACATTTAAATTAACTGTCTTAGTTTCTGCCATATTTTCTAGATTTTATTTTTCTAATACCTTGTTTAAATGCTTCATTTACCGTTTTAGGAATTTCATTTTTTCCCTTCGCTATATCTATATTTTCACTTTCACCGTAGAAATTTGAAATCGCTAATAATTGTAGTAAGTTTTTCATAAGTTTATTAATATTGGTTGCGTAAACGTCTCTCCAAAAGTGTTCGTCCAAGTCATCTCTATAAATGGTAAATAATTTACACCCTCTTCATTTCTTAGGATAAAACCACTTTCTTCATCTCTTATAATATATCCACTTTCTTCACCTCTAAAATTAAATATAGGGTTTGGGTCTGTTGAAACTGTAGCATAAACTAACGTGTCCTCTGTAATTGTTGACGGTGAAATAGTCACTCCACTACTGCCCGTAAAAGTAACTCCGTTAACATCTGTTTGGTTTGGAATTAATCCTTCTATTTCGTATATCATAAGTTAATTATTGGTCTAAAATCACTAATCAATTCTAAGCTAACTTCTCCTGTTGTTATATCTGAATTAATCGTATTAATTGTATATCTCTTGTCTTGTATAACTAATCTATCATTCAAACGTAACGAAGTAATTAAACCAATAGGAAAATAAGCCTTAATTTTTGTTAGTCTATTCTTAGAGTTAAATAGATTATCTAAGTAACCAAAATAATAAATTGCGAATAATGAATTTTGTACTATTACTTCGTGCCAAGTTGACGTATCACTAGAGAAATTAAGTGAATAGATTTGATTGTTATAAACTAAATCCTGTCCAAAAACTGCAATATTTGTTATTGTACTTTCTGTTGTACCGTCATAAAATTTAACTGAACTAGTTGTTGCACCGTTATAATATAATAGTACGGGTTTCGGCACATATGGTTTATAATCAGGTTTACCATTTAAAGCATAAGCAACTTGTAAATTAGCAGCTCCAGAAAACTTATAAAATTGTAAATTTTCAAATGGCACATCGATTTTAAACTCCCCACCGTCATAAGGATAATTGTTTGAAATATCTCCCCATTCTCGACCTGCTGCATTTCCCCATTCTCTATTTAAAAATGATTCACTTTTTTGGTAATTAAATGAAACATTTTTGTAAAGTGGCAAACGATCAACTGAAATTGTATCGGTATCAACATATTTAGTCACATCAATTATAGCACCTTTACTATACCATATATCCAATGGCTCAACTTGAAAAGTATCTACACCAACTGAATAGCACGTTAAGTTAAATTCCTTTAATATTCCACTGAAAAAATCCGCTACTGTTATATCTGGCATATTTGCATAAATACTATTAGTACTATTAGACAATGCCAAACCCGTTGTATTTTTGGCAATTAAATAACCACCATTTAATAAATCATATACACCACTTCCCATATATGTTTTATACTTTCGATCTACTGTAACAGTATATTTAATATTTATTGTTTGTTCACTTCTTATTTTTAAATACATAAATGTACCACCAGCACCAGCCTTAATTGAGTGAAGGATTGAACTTATTGAAGTAGTTGTATCTATTATAATTGTTTGACTAAATCCTTGATCTAGAAATACATCTACATAAATTTTCCACTGTGGGTCTGTTGATATTGGTGGGTTATCAATTGTAAAACTAGCCGAAACGGAAGTGAATTGATTACCTTCAGTATCTAATGAAAATGTATTTTCAATACTTGAAGGATCTCCAACTGGGTAGTACATTTGTGGCGCAGCATTTCCGTAATAATCTACATATTGCGTATAGCTTGTAATTGGTGCATCACTACCATTTATTTTATTATCTATATCAATAGTGTTTTTACACCACAAAAACAACTTCTTAAATCTATCAGTTTGTAAGAATGTAGATTGAAAAGTTAGATTATATCTTGTTTGTATAGCTTCAAATATCTTTGATACTTTAATAGCAGGAAATAGCTCCCTCCAATCTATACGACCCGCAGAAGTTGTTATATCAGTGCTTAACCCGTCTGCATAAGTCCATATATTTTGACTAGAAATTAAAGGGTATCTTACATCGTAATCGGTTGTCGTATCTGTTATTCTAGATTTAACAGCAGAGCTACTATATGGATTTGAAATAAAAGTATAGTCTAATTGATTTATTTTAGTCGTACCAAATGTGTCTTTTAAAGAGACCAAATCACCATAAAATGTAATACTATAATGTTCTACTTTATTATTCTTAACGCTACTACCTTCTAGTTGAATCTTACCTGTTCTAAATGGAGTTAAACCAATTTCAATATATGCAAATCTACGCAAGTTATGATCTATAGCACCATCAACATCATTTTGATAAAAGTATTCAAATATCTTATTGTTATTCTCTGAAGCAGGCACGGTAAATGACTGAGTAAAATCAGTATAAACTTTTGAAATATCTTGAATGTTTTGTATTGAACTACTTAAATTTATCTTTTCATCATCAAATAAATCTAGTTTAAGGTAATTATTTACCGTTATTCCTTCAATATAAATGTCAACTACTCTATTCATATTATAGGATTTGAGAAAGTGAAATCTAAAGCGTAGTTAATTAGTTTATTATTGATATTCTTTTGTAGTTCTATTTGATTAGTTGTAATTGTAGCAGGTCTATTGTTTATCAAAATCCTATCACTTAATAACAATTGCTTAATTGTATTTTTAAAGTCCTCATCAACAAAACCTGTATTACATTTAATTAATTCCGTTCCATTTGTGTTGAATGTAGTTACCAAACTTTCCTGTGCATTAAATGTATTTGGTATAGCTCTATAATTTTTATATGATTTACTTTCCGTATTTATAGAATCAGTTGAGTTTTTAAACAAAAATTCCCTTTGCCACGCTCCATATTTGTTTATAAAATCTAAAGTTACGGGAGCATATCTGCATTCTTCTTGTGGTCTAAAATAATATGTCGCTACAACTGTAGAAGTATCATTGTCAATTATTTCTAACTTATTACCTGCACTCCAATAAGAAGGATAAACACGATAAATATTTTTCCATTTTGACACAAAAGAGCCGTCATTTATTGTATTTGTATAATTAACTCCTGTTTTTAAATTAGTATATTTATAAGATAAATTAAAATAAAAATCATCAAAATTATAAGTATTATAAACAGTTATATCTCCAGCCTTTAAAGTGTCATAAGTTTTAGTGCTATCGAAATGATAATAGTAAGTTTTTTGATCTAATAAATAAGGCAAAGGATTTATATTTATTCCGTTCAATCCGTAGCCTTTAAAACCTGAGAAATCAAAAACATCAATTAACGTATATGTAGTCCCAATTAACTTATAAGATATAACTTGAACATTTGTATACAATTCAATTGCAGTATCTACATTTAATGTACTTGAATTAATATCGCAAACTTTGTTAGAAATAAATTCATTAATGTACGGTGCAACATCAAAAAAAACTTTCGTTACATTGCTTGCAGGAGTTAATTTACTTAATGTGTATTGTGGGGTAGATGGAACTGATTGATTTTGTTTCCACATATATATCTCAACCTTACCACCAACTACACCTGTACCACTAACTTCGACTATGTAAGGACTTTTACTTAATAATATACTCATTTCTTTTTGGGTTGTTGTACTGTTATATTAAATAACGTAATGGCATCTAATCCGTATTTAACGACTAATTCACTTGGTAAATTTTTATATGCAGCTTCAAATGGTTTGGTGAAAAATAGTGAACGTTTTATTCCTTTATTAAATATTCCTTTTGCTATTGCAAACTTTAAAGATAATCTATTAACAAATTTACCTTGTTTATTTCTAGGGGCTAATCCTTTTCTTACTATCCACTTATCTAAACTACCTAACATTGCTTTGCTAGGAACACCTTTTTTAAATGAATACTCTGAATTTTGGCTACGTTTTAAACCATTAACCCCTTTGTCTTGAAAGTGACCGTAATCCTCCATAGAAAAATACAAGCTAAATGAATTAGCCATCAACTTATACTCACCTTTTAAGCTATTATAAAGCTTCTTAGAGCTGTTCTTTTTGAGTTTAGTTAAGTTTGTTCTACTTTCTTTTATAACGTAGTCTCTGAACTTCTTTAACTCCTTTTCAGTTTCTAACATATTGACATTGAATTTTCGCAAATAACATCAAAAGTCATTGTCCAACCAGCTACATTTTGGTCAAACTTATCAAAAAACGGTTCGCAATTAGCTACATTTTCAATTTGATATAAATCACTGAATAAAGAACCTCTGTACATACTTTCATAAACTCTATTAAGAATTGATAATGTCGTATTCATTACGTCATCTTCGTTGTTATTTCCTGTGTATAAAGTAACCGTTTCATCTTTACTAAAATCTACTAGGTCCATACAAATTATTGAAATATTAAATATCAAAACTTGTTTATCAAAAGTTGAATTGTTTACCATAATGTGGCATAATGGAAACATATTTTGTTTATTCGTTAAGACTGCTGCAAGGTCTCCTTTTGTCGTTTGATTAACTAAACTATCATTGTTTACACTTTCGTATAACTTAGTTACTATGTCGTAATATCCACTCATTTTAATCTATTTTTTTTCAATTGGTTAATTTCAATTCTATTCTTTTGCTTTTCAAATGTCAAAAAGTTAAGGATGGTAAATAATTCTGTTCTGAGGACTTCATCAAATTTTCTAATATCTCCTTTTGCGACTGCATAAATTGACTGATACCATCCCCATTGTTTTGCAAATTGAGTTTCTTCGCTAAAATCGCTTTGTTTACTTTCGTCATCTTCATCAACATCTTCTCCAAATAACTGATGGTAGCTGTTAACAACTCCTTTTCTAAATTCCAAAAAAAAAGATGAGAACTAAGTGCAACTGATAATGGAGTGTATTTCATAAGGTCCCCAAACTCCTCAACGTTATTAAACGGTGCAATTAAATATTGATTATGTTTATTCTTTTCGACAACCGGTCTGTACAATACTGCCATTGCTTTGTGGAATGTGTCAAACTCTTTAAATTGAGCTTCTAATTCGATATACTCCTCCCACGTAATTTTGTCAAAGTTTGGTATAATTCCTAGCTCCAAATCTTTGATCTTAAATGTAGGTTTTAACTTTGGTATTTCTGAAAATAGTTTGTTAAAATGATTAACCAAATCTACCATATCATTGAACGATATTTTAACCACTTCATTTAGTTCTATTCCACAAAATATTTGTATCATTTTTTGGGCTACAAATTCATCATCTGTACTATTTTTTGAAACTTCCATAAACTTTTGATAGTGCATCAATGGAATTTCATCTAAAGTTGTTGGTATTGTAAGTTCTAATTTCATATTAATATATTGAATAGTTACCTTTATTTGGATTGCTTAATTGATAGCTTACTGCATATCTTAACGCATCTAAAGCGTGATTGTATTTATCAATTGGAGTTTGTGATTTACGTTCTAACCAGGAATAGTTATTTAATTCTTTAATCAAATCAATGCTATTTTCTTCTATTATCATTTCAAAATCTCTTAGCATCTCAATTCCCTCTGTAATCTTATGCTTTACGCAAGGCACGACATTATTTCCTTGGTGCTTTAATTCTGCTATTAAACGAGGTTCAGCGTTATCTCCAACAATTAACCCACCTTTGGTAAAATGATTGTTTAAACGAGCTAGTTCTGTAGTGACTAATTGTGTTTGGTATATATGTAATTTAACGTAAATAAGTTTTTTTGATTTATCAATTGAGGTTTCAACTAATGTTGTCGGGTCGTTACTGAATCCATAATCCTGTCCGAAAACAGAACCGTTGTCATTATTGAATGGACCTACCCTCCAATTGTTATAAATTACTCCTTCTGCTTTGTCTAACCACCCACCGAGAATAGTATGTTTATATTTCTCAGGCCTACGTTCTTTAATATCTTTTATTTGATCTAAGAAACTTTTAGATAGGT